GAACCCCTGTCCAGAATGTAGGTGACATCACCTATCCTCAAAAGAGGATGCCTCCAGACGGATTTGAACCGCCGACCTTGGCTTTACAAAAGCCCTGCACTACCGCTGTGCTATAGAGGCTGGTGGGCAAGGTTGGATTTGAACCAACGTAGGCATGGCCAATGGATTTACAGTCCATCTCCTTTAACCACTCGGACACTTACCCGACGGGATAGATGGGATTTGAACCCACAACTTCCTGCGTGACAGGCAGGTGCTCTAACCAGTTGAACTACTACCCCATTATGTTGGTGAAAGGAATACGTTACCAGCAATGGTAGTCCCCGTACCACCGCTGAGAACATAATGTTCTACGAACGATGGAAATATTATTATATCACCTTTATGTAGTTCTGGTCTATAGTCCATCATGAAATACTCATCATACATCGCCATCTGCGATTCGACTCTAAACCTATATGGATTGAGGAATACTGTTCTGGATACATCCACATCCTCATAAATGATAAAACTCCACTGTGAATAGCAATGGATATGAGGATCTTGGAAATCCTGATTAGTATAAGTATTCCTCCAAATCTCATCTATCTTAGCAGAACCATACTTAACACCAAGAGTATCAATATTTCTACTGATAACTTCAGACAAGTGTTCTATAGTCTCATTACTGACTTGTTTATTAGTTCTGAGACTGGTCATCAACCCTGCCCTAAAGGTGGGTTGTTGACTCTCATCTATAACTGTGATCTTTTCTAAATCTACCTTATCAGTGAAAAATGGAACAGAAAAGAAATCATTTCTCATCTGTCTTGTGACTATGCAATTTCTCTAATGCAGCAAGAACCTCTGGTGTCTCATCCCATTCCCAAATTTGACTATGCTTGTCGTTCTTCTTCTTTATCGTGTGAGTGCGTTTTGACATTTTCAATCTCCTCATGTAATAGTGAAACTTCATTGTTCAGGCCAAGGATCTGTCTTTCATTCTCCTCCACTGCCCTTTCCAATGCTCTTACTTTATGATGCATATCAGAAATGGCAACCCCAAATGCATCAATGTTTTGAAGTAGTAACTCATTACCAAATGCTGTTGGGTTACCCTTTTCAGCATAGGCAGTATCCTCTACCTCTTCGCATTTCTTTTTATACTCCTCCATGTCCATAAGTTAATTCCTCCTAACAGTAATCCATGTAAATGTTACCAGAAACGGTAGTACCCTCATTGCCTGAGTTAACCATATGCATTAAGAACGATGGAAATATAATAATACTTCCTGGCTCTAGGTCGGGTTTATAATCTAAAGGAAAAGCCTCTAAATTATTACCCATTTGATTCTGAATCAAACCCATTGATGGGTTTAAAAAAGAAGTCTTGGGACGGAGATCAATATAAATGATGAAACTCCATTGACAATTTGGATGAATATGTGCATCTTGATAGTGATGCTTATCATATCTATTATACCATATATGCCCGAATTTGGGGTTTGCACCCAAAAGATTTCCATCATATAAATTTTGATTAATTATACTAGATAAATGTTCAATGGTTCCATTGTCGAGAACCATTTTCTTAGCAAAAGTAGATGGAACACCAGCATCCCATGTGGGTTCGGTTACCATCTCTGGTATATTAATTTTGTCAAGATCAACCTTGTCTTCAAAGACAGGAATAGCAAAGATTTCTTTCTTCATTACGTAATTTCTTCCCAGTTAAAGTCTTCTATATCCTCAGCCTGTGCTAACTGTCTCTTACTTTTGGCGTTAAGGTATCCTATTGCTTGTAAATATCCCCAAGCCTCAGTCTCATCCTCATTTCTCAATTGTCGTAAACTGTCTGCACCACTTATATAGTGATTGATTTTTGGTACTGCGGCAGCAATAGTATTATTCATTTCCTCTTCTGCCGTTGCAATTGCGGAATCATAAGCTCCACAATCGCCTGGAATGGCACCGCCAGGAGGAGTATTCTCATAATCCATAGTAGTATTAGCAGTTCCACCAACAGAAATAATAATCTGATGTCCTTCTGCAGCATATATTGGATCTACTGAACTGCCTTCTGCATTATATGGATAATACACAGGCCAATTAGTAGTTCCTATCCAATATTCCACTCTACCATTACCAACAGCAGGTTCTGGTTCCTGTTTAATCTCACTCCAGTTAGCAACAATATCAGGATCACCATTATTAATAAGAACCAATTTATGTCCTTTACCTATCTGAGCACCCTTCGCACAAGCTATCTCTACTGGATCTATTGGGTTCTTAGAAGATTCAAAATCTATATTTGATGTATCGCCTGGTCTTACGACAAGGAATGAACTGCTAAGTCCTGTTGCACTAGCCGCTGCACTCAAATCTAACTTATAATAAGTTGATACAACACCAACATAGAATGATGTACCAATAGTCGAAGCAATACTTGCACTAACTGGATTACTTAAAGTTGCATAGTCTAGAACAACACTCATGGCACTTTGAATACCATTAGAAGTTGTATAACTCACAATACCTACAGCAGTACCAAATCCAGTAATTGTAGTATTGTTAGGTATGACTCCAGCTCCATACTTGTCAGAAGTTCCATAGAATGAGTCACCGATAGTAAACTCTGTAAGGAATCCTACTTTCTGATCACCATAAACTTTATTATCACCTGATGTACAGAATCCAGATACAGCATAAGTCTTAGCATCATAACTCGTAGTTCCCACACCTGTAACTGCTGTCGAAGAACCAGATTGATATATTACTGCAAAATCTAATGAGTCTGTGATAAAATCTCCGACTTTAATAGTGGGTGTAGCAGTTGTGGTGGAGAGTCCAGTCATATCTCCAGCATCTTCATCCATTAGAATAAGAGATGTACTACCCACAATAGCATCTGCATTATCAATAATCTCTACTACATTGGAACCATACTCCCTATTCTTAGGATACTTCCAATATTTTGCACCATAATATCCCAAGAACCTAAATGTGGCAGGATCTTTTACTACCTTATAAATTTGAACCTCTTGATTACCACCACCGAAACGACGATATGATGTCTGTGTATTTTCCTGAAGTTGCCATACAAGGTCACTTCTACATCCATGAGAAATCCTATTATGATAGGCAGTCTCTACTGCCTTTATCTTAACATTAATAGGTGCAATAAGAGGAGGTATCTTATCATCTAATTTATTAATTAACTCATCATACTCATCAATAATAACATCCTTAAGAGCCAACTGTTCATTAAGAACCTCAGACTCTTTTGTTGACTGATCTCTACTATCTCTTAATCTCTTAGCAATTGCTTGTGGGTCAGCCATTATTTCCTCCTTCTTTTAGTAATTTTTCTCATATCATCATGAAGACGTTCAGTTGGTTCTGTGATTTCATTCATTTTTAAGAAGTCTTGGCCTGGATAATCTCGTGCAGAAGTACCTTCATACTCAGTAATAAGTGGTTCCAGATCCTTCCTCATGCCATGTATTAAGTAACTACAGTTAATTCCACCACCCCTTTCATTCTTTACTTTAACCTTGGTTCCCCAATCTAATAGTTCGTAAGTCAATTCCTGATATACTTTCTCGGAGGTGAGTTGTACTGTTATTGTATCAGAATCCACCAAATCTGTCCAGTAATCAGGCAAATCAATTAGATTCTTACCACCTTCAAGTTTACCTCTAACATATACTCCCAACTCTGGGCCTTCTAAACATCCATACCTCAAACGCATGTTATCCTTAGATGGATGTTTAATATCAAATGACTTTCCAGGCAATGCTCTTGCAGTTGCCAACTGACCACTCAACCATGCACAAGCTATTGCACCACCAACAGTTAATACTCCACCAACATTACATGTACCTGCAATAACATGGTTAGCATTGAACTGGGCATTAGCATTAGCAATGTTCAAAGCATTCTTGGTATTGATACCGTTGGTTATACTTGTTGAGTTCCTAATTGTAGGAGCAAACTTAGTACATAGACCAAAGTAATTATTCAGAGTAAAGAAATTTACGATACCAGTTCTAAACTGAGATATACCATCAACCTGTAGTGTAAGTGGAGTGGGAATACCCATAGGAGGTCCCATCATTACTGTTGCCTGAGGTATTCCAATATTAGGAACTAGTCCAAGGTACACAGGACCATTAGATACCAATGTGCCAGGAAATACCTTTGGTATGCCTGGTAAAAATGAGGTATCTAGTGCTCCGATGACTTGCTTGTCACCGACCATCATTATCGAAACGGTCTTTGCCATCTATAAGAAATCCTTAAATTTATCAAAGGCACTGATCAACATGCCAAGAAATCCACCCTGAAACTTGTCAGTTTGTGTACCTTCTTCTACAGATACACCACCACTGACTTCAATAAACTGAGCACCCATTGATAGATTCTTCCTCCCAAGAATATTAATATTAGTTGCTTTCAAATTCATAATCGCACCATCTAATAATATATGTTTAACAGACTTTAATGTAAGTTCTTCCTTAGCATCAAGTCTTACATTTCTTGCCTTTAATATTATATCACCATCTTGCGCTTCTAGAACAATATCTCCAGTAGAAGCACAAATTACCTTTGTTGGTTCACCTGCCTTACCATCAATTCCAACAGTCTCATAAGAAGTACCATTAACAACTAACTTATGTAGACCATTCTTATAGAATGAAAATCCTTGAAGTTCGTTGCTGACCATCTCAAAGTCAACATACTCATCCTTAAGATCTCCATCAGGAATCTTTATACCAGAAGCAATCCTAAAGCCAGGATACGTTCCATAGTATTCCTGAGTCGTGGTTTGTTGTATATCTAACTTAGAGTCTTCAGCCATTAAGATGTTACCCCTCTACCTGTAAGTGGTTTACCAACACAATCAATAACATCAATAACCAATACCCTATTTCTATCGGGTTTTTCACCAATGTCAGAGACATAATCAGGACTATATGATATCACAGGTAACAATCTAGCACCAGTACCCGTTCTTGTATTTATTTTAACTTCTGGGACTGACTTATGTTTGTCCTTACAAGTAATATTCCGAACTCCAACAACAGATCCAGCAGGAGTCAATAATAGATTAAAGTAACACTCACCCACTACGCCAATATCTCCATCAGTATATCCAATACCAGGCCTGTATGGTATAAGAGTTGTCACAATACCAACTGCCTGACTACCTATTCCAGCAATTCCTCTAGTAGTAAAGTTATAAGTATCTGTCCGTGCAATACCAGCAAACTGGTTATTATTCATATCTCTAAATGAACCCTCTGCCATTGAAACAAAGTATTCAGTATTTAATTTAAGATCAGTTGCAGGATCTATCTTTATAATTCTATCCGATAAGAAAGATATCCTCTGGTCCTGTACAGGAATCTTCTCATGAACTGCATTAGTTAATGTCTCAGTAAGTACAATATTACCTGCACCCTTCAGTACTGGTTCATTGAAAGTAATTGTTAGATTCACAGCAGTCTGAACTCCAACTGCATCATCAGCAGGAGTTGTAAATGTAATATATGGAGCAACATCATCTGTTCCTTCAATAAGATCAGGCCCCTCAGTAACAGGATATTTTGGAGGAACTACATTAGTAGCCTGACAATATCCAGATCCAACGGTAATCATGTATATGTCAACAATTCTCCCACTGTCATCTAATATTGCTTGTGCTTTAGCTCCACCACCATGACGAGTCTTATCGATAATGGCAATAAATGGTGGTTCTGTATATCCAAATCCTGCATCCAATATCTCCAATGTCAATATACTACCATCAACAGAAGATATTATAGGAAGAAGAACAGCAGTCTTAGTACCATCTCCATGAACCTCTATTTTAGGAGGAATACAATCAGCCCATATAAATCCTGGCGGAATAGAATCTCCCAGATCATCCTGATTCTTGGGATTATTTGTTTTCTCATTACAATCAAATAAATCAGGAACTCCACCTCCTAGTAAACTTAGAAGAGAGAACCTATCCTTAATACCCAGATTTGCAGCCTGATCTAAATTGTTCATTATATTCATACTACCCAACATACCTTCAAAACTCACTTTAGGTGGATCAGTTAAGCCCATACCCTGTGACCAATCCTCATATTCCTTACATTTTAGATTATCACAAGACAAGAAGGACATTAACATATTAATATATGATGATACTTTACCCAGTAGACTACCAATACCACCTATAGCACCAGTCAACCAATCCAATCCCATTGTAATTGGTCTTAAACCTTCACTGATTTTATCATTAACATCTGCCATCAATGAACCAACTGCCTGTTCCACAGCGCAAGCAGTACTGTTTAAGGCTCTGCCTATCATACTCTTAAGCATATCCAAGATATTCTTACCTAAATCTATACCAAGTTTATCAAAGATACAGAAGATAATATCCATTATCCTCTTAAAAGCATTTACTATTGGAGATTTTTGTGGTTCTGGAACTAGTAACCCAATAAAGTCTCTGAATCTCTTTCCAAGTAAACTTAATATCTTATCTCTAATATTATTAATAATCTGTTTGACAAGTCCACTAATCAAACGAGCAGCCTTACCAATTATCTTATTAATATCCTTTATCATATTCCTTGCAGTGTCAATATAGACACCAGCAAACTCTGTGAGTGAATTTACTGTCTTAAGGAAACTTCCTATAACATGTGTAATATCACTAAGAGCATCATTCTCACATGCATTATTTCTTGTATGAGGTCCTAAATTTATGTTTGCAAAGGCAACATCTGCTGCTCTGGCTTTACTAATACCTTCTCTTCCTCCTTCTTTCTCACCCTTCTCAGCAGATCCATCAGATTTCTTTAATTTCTTTTCTTCACCAACTTTATTTTTAGCGTTTTCTGATGGCGTTCCTGCTGGTTTTGCATCTGGTAATGGTTGCGTAGTAAGTCCATCTACACCAGCTCGTCTTCCAGATAAAATACCAAAAGCATTTTCTCTCTCAACGTTATCTCTATCATTAAAACTTGTAGGGCCTTGAGGAATTAAAAATCCATCAGAGTTCTTAGCCCCCAATGGATTTACATTCCTAGCCAATGCACCAAAGATGACTGGCTGTTGTGCCTCTTCTCCGTCTAAGAAGAAACCGAAGACAGTTTCTCCTCCTACCATTCTAGAACTTTCACCTAAACATGCCTGTCCACTACCAGAAGTAGCATCAACTAGAACATGTGACCAAGGTAAGTCTTCGTCTGGTAATATACTATCATCGAATGGATGATAACCTATAATTCTAACTCTACACCTAAATGCCCATCCAGCATCTGTATCGGTTGACTCGTCACGCCAAACTTCTGGTTTAGCAACTCGGCCAATCCACCATACAAATCCATCTCGGCCAACAAAGTTGGTCTTTAATAGGGCACTGTCTAGCATTATTCACTAATCGTCATAAATCAAGCACTCTGGCTCGTCTGGATGCTGGTCGCAAAAGAGTTCGATGCAATTAGGATCGTGGTGATCTCCTGCAACTATCTCGTCATGATGATGTTCTTCATATTCAACTAAATCATGAAGTTCTTCCTCAATATGTCTCCTCGTTTGAGGATTTGTCTGAGGATTGTCAAGGATTTCTCTGTCCTTTTGGATGTGTTGTTCTATAGTTTCCATAAGTTGTATCCCAAATGTTTTTAATTAAGACCAAATGAATCTCGAATAAGATTGAGAGCAGTAACGTTTTTGCCCTCTGACAATTCAAAATGATGCCTTAGACTACGAATAATGTAAAATCCACTAAGTTGTTGATCAACTTCTTTTACATCAGATGAAGTTGTACCACCTTCATTGTTAGTTGGCCCAGATTTGGGAACAACAATGTTGATAACTCCTCCAGCACGTAATCTAATATTACATGGTACAGTTATATTTAGTGACTGTGTGAAGAGTAATGTGTACCTAGAGAATGCTCTAGCCATGTCTTCATCTTGTCTACCAGAACTTGCTACCTGATCATCGTCATCTTTTTCTTTCAAAGATGGCCCCAACATACCCTTATCACCAACTCTAACTAAAAGTCTAGAAGCATAATCAGTGATATCACCTGCAGGGATTGGAACTTCCGATCCAGCAGACTTCATACCATCTCTATTCAACTCTTCTTTTAGTTTATGATGGATTACGTTTGTAGTCCAATCGTTTGGATTAAAGAAATATGTCAAATTAGAGTATAGTCCAACTCTTAGGTTTTTTTGTAGATTTGTTGTCTTATCCGTATAATGATGAATAATCTTATAGTTATTAGCTTCAGGATCACCAGATTCAGTAGCAGTTGTGAAAGTATATGTCTCTATTGGAGGAGGAGTACCTCCTGAAGAAGACTGGAGTAATTTAGGATCAACATCCTCAGTAGAAGATATTATACCATCAACTGATCTAAACTTATATCCATCATAATCCTCATAAAATAA